CAAAACCCAGGGGAAGATCGGGCCACGAGGCTCACACTGACGGACCTACAAACGGACGATAGTGGCCTTGAAACAGGGGCATTGTTTCAACAAGATGGTTTTGTTAAGATCACATTAAGCAATAAACCTCATGTCCGTGGATCTGCTGGGACAGGTGGGGTTGGTTCAGTTACGGTGACAACATCATGAGCGATACTATTTTAACTATGGCAAACGGTTCGAAGTGGAAACCTTCGACAAGTTCTGATACAGTGCATTGTGTAAACTGCGACAACGCAGTAGACACGCCAGAAGAAATTGCTACTTATCCAACAGGCAACTGCCCCGACTGCGGGGAGTCTTGGACAGGCAAGGAACGGCGCAGCACAAGTATTACTGTAACTGCCCCAGAAGCGATTTCGGGAGAGGCGTGATGGCTGAAGAAGAAAAACAAACAGAAAAGAAAACTGGCGATCTGTTCTCCTCGATTGGCGCACTCGTTGGCATGGTTGCTGGAGGAGGAAATCCTTTAGCTGCGGCCCTTGGCTCCGGACTTGGTAGTCTGTTGAGCGGCGGTTCTATGCAGGACGCATTCCAATCTGGAATCGGCAGCTTCATGACTGGCTCTACAATGGGCAAAGCAGGGTTGGCCCTTAGTGCGTTGGGCGGGGACTCTCCTCGTTCACGCGGCGAGATGCTGACACAAGGCTTGGCTTCGGATAAAGGTCGCGAGGCAGCAATGCAGCGTGGCGCAATGGGTTTGATTGGCGGCGGTCCAACAGGCGCATTGCAAGGGATTCTACAAGCCTCTGGTATTTCACAGCCTAACGGCAAGATGGACCCGATCATGGGTGGCTTGCTAATGGAGATGCTAAACCAACAGCGTCGCCCACGGTTCGAGAACGTAATGTCAGAGACAGAGCTAGCACAGTATCGCACTGGTGAACGCCGCCCTGACTATCGTGGGACAGCGGCCCCTGGCACTCCGACTGTGAGCTACCGTGCAGAGGGTGGTTTTATTGAAGGCCCTGGGACAGGGACAAGCGATTCAATTCCAGCGATGATTTATCAGAATGGTGGTCCGGTGCAGGAAGCACGGCTATCTGATGGAGAGTTCGTCATGACTGCGGATGCGGTCAAAGGTGCAGGGAACGGCAACCGTAATGCGGGGGCTGCGAAGATGTACCAGATGATGAACCAGTTTGAAAGGATGGCCTGATGGCGGAGGAATCCATTGTCAAAAGTATGCAACTTCTTCCTGAGTATCAGGAGAAGTTTCTAAAAGACCTACTAGCAAACGTCTATCAAGTTGACGAAGAGACGGGCACGATCACAGGTATTGCTGCCCAATCGCCGCTGTTTGGTACTCCTGTCATGGACGATGCTGGACAGCAGATGTATGTCGCGGCGGACGGGACATATACTTCTGATGTCGGCATGGCACAGACGGATCAGTATGGTGAGCCAGTTCTAGCTGTAGAGGGTGGCGTTGCCGCTCCTGACATCATCCGCTTTACAGACCCACAGGTCGAAGCTCTACGTCTGGCACAAGAACAGACAGGTGTATATGAGCCACGACTAGAGGAAGCTCTTGCTACATACGAAGAGGGCTTGGAAGCGATCCGTCCTACGATTGGGGCGTATGATCCGACATCTTATCAAGAATACTATGACCCGTTTGTAGAACAGGTTATCGACACAACTCTCGCTGACATTCAACGCCAGTCTGACATCGAGCGCGGACGTATTGGTGCCGAGGCTGTAGGCCAAGGCGCATTTGGCGGATCCCGTCAGGCGGTGGCGGAGCAAGAGCTAGCGCGGAATACAGCAGAACAGATGGCACGGACTGGTGCGCAGCTACGTTCGGCTGCATACACTGGTGCGCAGCAGCAAGCACAGTCAGCCTTCGAAAACCAGATGAAGCGTGGACAGAGCGCGGGTCAGTTGTTCCAGGGCCTTGGTACTGGGATCGGCGCACTAGGCGAAGCGGCCCAGGCTCTTGGTCAGAAAGACGTAAACGCGCTATTTAATGTTGGTTCTTTGGAACAACAGCAGTTGCAGCGTGAGTTTGACGTACAACGTGCGGGTCAGTTGGAAGAAGCCTACGAACCGTTCGCTCGTTTCTCTTACATGCGTGACATCTTACAGGGTATCCCATCAAGCGGCACTGCATTGTCGGCAGCAGCTACACCACAGGCTAGCCCACTAGCAAACGCGCTGTCTTACGGCAGTTCTATTGCCGGAGCGCAGGGCCAAGGAAATATATTCGGGGGCCTTGGCTCTCTCATGAATCCAAGCGGAGCATAACATGCAAGGTGGCATTAATAACGCAGCATTGTTCAACGCGTCACAGCGCGAGGCACGGGGCAAACTAGAACAGATGGCGGGGATCAAGCGTCCCCCTAGCGGTATTCTGGCCTCTTCCCCTGAACTGATGCAAGCAGCGTCTGCAATGCCAGCGCGTCCACAGCCTATGCCTATGCCAATGGCGCAATCTATGCCAGCTACAATGCCGATGGTTCAGCCTGCACTACCGCAGGTTCCCGCTCCTACGACCGTGGCCCCTGGACCTGTACAGCAACCTGTACAACAGGCGGCTCCCGCTCCTCAACCACAGCAGCAGCCTGTGATGATGAACGAGGGTGGTTTTCTACCCGCAGCAGGTAAGTTCGCTGGTCGAGTTGGAAAAGATATTGTGACAATCGCAAAAGATAAGGGTGCTGGGCCAGTGGACATCGGGTCTAACCCACTCTTGAACCCTGTTATGGCTCTTCAAGGTGGTGCCGTCTACAAGTTTATGATGGACATGTTTGGGTCTGAAGAGAAGGTCGCAGAAGAGGTTCAGAAGAAAGTTGACCCTATCGAGGCAGCGATTGCAACTGAGAACCCAGAGAACATTGCAAAGACTGTAGCGGACCAAGCGGGTCTCCCTGCGACTGACGAAGGCGTCAAAGAGTTCGCCTCTAACGTATTCGGATTAGACGATGTAAACGACATCGACGAGATCAACCGTCGGATTGCGGACGTAGCTATGTCTTCTGCTATTGGCAAAGGACCAGACGAGTTTGCAGCAGCGATCTTGCTAGGTCTACAGAACTACAAGCAGACAGCGTCGGCACGGGCGGCAGCGGCAGCAGACGCAGCGGGTGGCGGGTTCCTTGACACAGAGCGTGGTAAGGCTGCGCTTGAAGTGTACATCGAAAAGATCAAGAACAACGAAGACGCCTCTCAGGTTGAGATCGATATGAACACCCAGATGGGTGACAACATCGGAACGCGGGTTCGTCAGGCTATCACAGGCGGGACTGACGGAGGCCAACCGCAAAGTCCCGAAAACCTTATGACTCAGGCTCGTCAAGCTATCGAGCAAGGGGCCGATCCTGAAGCCGTCAAGAAACGATTACAAGAAATGGGCGTTGATCCAGGGGGTCTATAATGGGAGCCTTTGATGATCTAGTTCCAGGGGGCCAGGTTCAATCCTCTGGCGCATTTGCCGATCTAGTTCCAGAAAAGAAAGGGTCTTACCTGTCAGGGGACCAAGGACTTGTGCCCGATGTCTTTGAGGATATCGGCAAAGGTATTTATTCTGGTGTCGTGTCTGTCCCTCAAGGGATCGCGGAACTTGGTGCTTTGGGCCTGGATTATGCTTTGGATACCAACACCTCTCGCACAGTGACTGAAGCGTTCGAAGCAATCAAACCAGATATGGGTACAGCCGGAGAGGTCACAGAGGATCTGGTTGCCTTCGGTGTAGGATTTATTCCTATCGCTGGATGGCTAGGTCGAGCAGGGCAAGCAGCCAAACTAGCCAAGATGGGTAGACCGATGTCCACCGCAGGTCGTGGTAAGTTTACTACCTCTGCTATTAACTTTGGTACATCTAAGACAGGGCAGAAGGCCCTCGGTACTTGGACCGGACTTACAGGGACAACCGCAGGTGCGGCAGGTGCGTATAGTACAGCGGTAGCTAGTGACGGTCGTGCTACCCTATCGGATAACTTTGAGATACTTCCGGAGTTCTTAAAGACCGAAGAGGATACAGAGCTATCAGGTCGTGACGAAGCCAAGCGTCGTCTTCGCAACAAGCTGCGCGTTGGTGCAGAGGATGCGCTGCTAAGTGGCGTCTTTGACACTGCACTAAAAGGTGCGGGTATGGGTTCTCGGGCCATCGGTCAGACTGAAACAGGTGCGGCTGCGGCTCGTGCTTTACGTGCTGCACCCAGTAAGGTTTCAGAAGGATTTATGAAAGGCTTGGATGCATTAGATCGCACAACGCTCGATGTAGGTGCGGCACCCAAGCTAGCAAAGGGCATGAAAGCTGCCAACCAGAAGTTCAAAGAATACTTCACGGCTTCTGGCGGGGCCGACACACGTTTGTACGAAACAGTGCAGGACGCTCGGGCCAAGGCAGACATGTATGAAAAGATTGGTTTGCAGGCCGCAGAGGACTGGGACAAAGCTGCCCAGTCATTCGTGAAAGCAGCCAAGCTAGGTAAGGACAAAACCCCTGTAGATGCGGAGCAACTCAAGGGTGCGTTAGGTCAGTTCTTGATTGGCAACCGCGCGGCCCTCGAAGCCTATGGCGACGATACCTTGGTTAAACACGCAGACAAGATGGTCGAGGTCCGCGCCTCGCTAGACGACAACATCATCGTGCAGCTTGAAGAGGCTATCGGATACAAGCTCGATCCTGACACAGGTCGCCGGATGGCGAACATCAAGACAGGGCGGTACGAACTGGAAGATGCGGTTACTCCTGCACAGATCAAAGCTGCAAAGGCATTGAAAGAGATGCAGAACGCACAGGCCAAACAGACAGGCTATCTGCGTCGTTTGTTTGAGCAGTACACCAATCCTGTTCAGTTCTACAAGAACCTCGATCTGGCCTCCAAAGAATTTGACGATGCGGTTAACGAAGTCGCTAGCCATTTGGTCGTGGGCAAAGGACGCACACCAAGTGCCAACGACTTAGCGCAAGCCAAACGGGTGGTATACGATTCCCTTGGTCTTCAAGGTATGGGTGGTTTGCCGCCTGATCAGGCGTTGAGAAACCTACGTCAGTCGATTGTCGATAAAGAAAAAGGCAAAGGCTTTGGACTCGTGGCGCGTGAGCGTCCTGTCTTGAAGTCTATCGACGACATCTTCGTAGAACGCAAAGAGATTTTAGACATCAGCCCTAGCCTCAGAAAACTAAAAGGCGAGTTGACTGATCCGCTTGAAGTTTACAAGCGTACAGTAAATGACATGGCTCAAGCCAACGCCGCAGCCGACATGTACGCTGGTATGAGACCGCAGGGATTGGTTGCTGATCTTATGCCTGCCTTGGACAGTCTATCCAAAGGAGGCCGTCCAGCTATTGTATCTATTCCCGACTCTCTGAACATGTCGCCGGAAGCATACAACGCAGCGATGCAGCCCTTCAGGGACATCGCAAGAGAGCAGAACATCGGCGTTCCGATGTCTCTTACAGACGATGCAGGTCGCACCGTTGATAACCCCAACTACATTAATCCTGAGAATGTAGTCGAGAGCTACAAAAACCAGTTACGAGACGCGGGGTACGTGCAGCTAGGCGATAGCACAGATATCCAGCATGTCTTTGGTGGTTCTTATGGCAACCTGACGGGCATGATGGTGTCGCCTGAATCCTATGGTGCCCTTACTGCGCCCTTGAAACTCGGTTCTGGGGCCTTGGGCGAGATCACAGGGATCCTGTCAGCCATGCGTTCGTTGTCTCAGAAGATGACAATCGTACCAAACCCTGGTGCGCAGGTCCGCAACATCGTCGGTAACTTGGGCATGCTTGCGGGGAACGCGAACCTTGGACGCGATACTGACTTCACCGACATGTTTAAGATATTCACATCGAGCTTGGATACACTCAACGAGGCGGGTCTGGAACAACTAGCCAAGAAGATCAGCCTGACGGGTGTAGCAGATACCAGTTTGGTAACCCGTGCCCTAAAAGAATACCGCAACGCAGGCAGAGACTTGACCGTCTCGGGTAAGCTGACCAACGCAATCGATATGTTCGAAAGCAACATCCCGTTCATGCAGCTATTCGAGCGGATCTACTCTGAGTCAGATACATTCTTCAAAGGGTTGGCTCTTCTTGGTGAAGAGAAGAAACTTATGAACGCGTTCAACGCGGCGAGACTTTCTAGCGACAACCCATATCTTCTTGATGCACTGAGCGAGAACGGATTAATCAAGCGCGAAGCGGGTGCCACTCGATTAACTGAGGGACTGTCTCAGATAGAGGTCATGGCAGGGGACATCGTAAAAGATACCATGCCGATCTATCCTCGCGTTGGTAAGGCTGTCCGCGCCATCGACATGGTGCCAATCTTCGGTAACTTTACGTCGTTTGCTTCAGAGAACATTCGTAACTCTGTAAACATCCTAGACCGTGGTCTGAAGGAGATGTCCTTCGAGGTGTCTCCTGCGCTGCGGGAAGGCATGGGTCCAGATCGCGCAGCCGCATTGGAGAAACAAATCCGTGGCATGGGTGCGCAGCGTTTGATGTCGTACATGGCAGTCGCAAGCACCGTACCGAAGTCCATGGTCCGTGGCTCTATGATCGCCACTGGAACCACTCCAGAAGAAATGGAAGAGCTACGTCAGCAGCTACCAGAGTATATGGCAGGTCATGACGTTGTGATCCTGAACAACGACAAGAAGGGTAAGATAGACTACATCGATCTATCGTACGTTAGCCCGTACGCCTTTGTCCTCGATCCTGTCCGTGCGGCAGTCGAGAAGTACACACAGGCAGGCAAGCTGGGTAAGAGCGAAGCAGAACAGATTGCTGCGGGTGCATTCAAAGGGCTGGAGATGTTCTTGGAACCGTTTGGTTCTGAATCCATGATCTTCGAACGCCTAAGAGACGTATTGCCAAGCGAAGGGTTGTCATCACTGGGCGTAGGCCGTGGTGGTAAAACCGCAACTGGCGCGACTGTGTATTCCAACACGGAAAGCATGGGCGATCAGGTTGGTAAGGGTGTCGCTCACATTCTCAACGGTATCATCCCTGAGTACATTAGCCTGGTCGGAGAGTTCGAGAACGTGCGGACTGGGGAGTTTGAACCAGGGCGCGTGTACCGTGCAGCCACTGGTCTCCCAGGGAAACGCGGCGAAGAGTACAACGTATTCAAGGAAGGTGCGCGTCTGGTCACGGGCTTCACTCCTATGACCGTGGACCTGAAGAATGATTTTGCTTTCAAAGGTCTTGAGTATGGCCCTCGCCGGACTGACGCCAAGACCACAGCTACTCGCGTAATCAAACGTGCGGACGCTACGCTTGAAGACATGAACGTGGCTTGGGGCAACTACCTCGACAACCTATACCGTGAGCAGTCCAAGCTATACGCAGACATCCAGTCGGCCCGTAAACTTGGATTGTCTGAGACTGACATCCGCAAGAACCTGATTAACAAAGCTAACCTTGGTCGCAAGGAAGTGAACATGATCATGCAAGGGAAGTTCTTCCCTACGGCTGCAACTCGGGAACTTGCCAAAGAGATTAACGCAATGCGTAAAGCGGAGGGCCGGACCTTTAGAGAGGGCCGCATTCCGTTCAACAGCTTCAACGCCCTGTCGAGAGAACGCTTGGGCGAGAGCTTGGGTGGCGTAGAAGTTAACCCACCATCACCTGCTGCGCCAACACGAGTTGCACCTACTGGGGTGTTTGACGACCTACTACCAAGCAGTCCTGCCCCGTCAGCACCTGCACCTACTGGGGTGTTTGACGACCTACTACCACAGAGACAGGGATCACTGCCCGTGGCCCCTGCTCCTGTGCAAACTGCGTCAGCTATGGTTGATCCGATTGTGTTAGGTAATGATCCTGCTACTCAGGCTTTGGCTAGATCTCTAGGGAGGTCTCAGTAACCAGTTGGATGCCACCGAATATCTCAACTAGGTCCTGTGCCTTCTCATGCATTTCTTCGTAAACCACTGGATCAGCCATCGACGCTGCATTTAGCGAACAGTTAATAAAGTCCAGTAATTCAGAAATCTGAGCAGTGTGCATTTCACGGAAACCAAGAGTTTTCATTCGATCTCTCCCCAATTATCTTTGAGTTCATCATCCACTTTGGAGGGGACTTTCAAGACATCCGACAGCCCGTTTTCCATAATGTCCTTGATGCGCCGTGCTTGATCGTCGCCCTCTACTGAAAAGCATAACTCATCATGGACCGTGAGCATAGGCAAAAGTCCCTCGGCGTAGCAATCTGCCATCGCTTTTTTCGTTTGGTCGGCTGCTGAACCTTGGATCAATTTGTTTAACGCCTTGTAAGTAAACGCTCTTCTCAGAGGCTGACCGTATACCTTCATCGCCTCTTCATACGGAAGAGGTTTGTTATATCCAAAGGACGTAGGTTCCCACAGATGGAATCGACATCGACGCCCAAGCAGCGTCCGTATCTGCCCTGTCTTGGCGGCTTGCTGTGTTGCCAGTTCCGCTAGGTTCTTAACGAACGGTACTTTCTCACGGTGCGTGGCAAGCAGTTCCCCTGCTTCGTCAGGCGAGATGTCCAACTGCGCAGCCAGTTTACCTTTGCCCATGCCATACATGATGCCAAGGTTCACGACCTTCGCTTCTTTGCGCTTGATCCCTGCGATGTCGGCAACCATCTGGTGCAGGTCAACATCACCTGTGTGGTATTCGTCCACGATTTTATCGACCAGTGGGTGCTTGTGTTCGCCCTTCAGGCTTGCTGCAAAGTGTACCAAGAGCCTCGGTTCTTGGCTCGAATAGTCAAACGATCCCCACTTGGTGCCCTCCTCTGGGATGAACAGACCACGGATCAGCTTCTTGATCTCTGGGTCACGCGCTGGGATTTGCTGAAGGTTGGGGTTCGAGGAAGAGAACCGCCCCGTCACCGTGCCACCATCGTCAGAGCGTAGCTGGTGAAATTCACAGTTGATCCGACCATTGTGTTCGTGCTTCAGGATCGTATCGATGAACGTACTGTCCGCCTTGTCGAACTCCCGCAGCTTCACAATCATCTGCGCTACTGGATGCGCATGCGCCGACAGATACTGCTTGGTAAATGACGGAGAGCCGGATTCAGTCTTGGGGTAGTTTAGCCCCAGTTCCTCGAACACCGTAGCCACAGACGCAGCAGCCCATGGCTCGACCTTCACGCCTGTCTGGCGGTGGATTTCCAAGTGTAGTTCTTGGACCTTGGACTTGAGAAACTTCTTGGCTTGCTCGGCTTTGTCGAGATCGACCCGCACCCCAAGCTGCCGCATGTCACACATCATCGGGATCAGACTGGTTTCCAAGTTCCAGATAGTCCAGAGATCTTGGCTCTCCAGTTCGACCTTGAGCCGTTCCCACAGGCGCAGTGTCATCCCTGCGTCCTGTTCCGCATAGCGGCCCACAAACTCTGGCGGGAGCTTGTACATCTCCGCCTTGGGATCCAGACCCCACTCGGCTGCTGCAACGCGCAGGAGCTTCTCATCCTTGCGTTCGGCTAGGTAGTCCCGTCCAAGGTTATTTAGGCTGTAGGAGAAGCGGTTCTCGTCCACTACGGCCCCTGTAATCATCGTATCGATGATCCGGCCCTGTACTTCCACGCCCTCGGCTCTGAGCCACCCGAGATCGTAGGTGGCGTTATGCATGATCTTGTCGATATGCGGTGTCGCCATCTGCTTCTTGAGCCACTTGAGTGCGATCTTGGCGTCCATGTTGTGACCGTTCGCGTGACGGATCGGGTAATACCCTTCCCAGTCCCCCGCAGCCACAGCGATCCCGACGATGTAACCATCCTTCCGCGCCCAACCTGGGCCAAGCGTGGTCAGGTTCGGGTCACAGGTTTCGAGGTCAATCGCGATCTGCTTGTGCATCGTAAGATCGGGAAAGTCTGGTGGGATGTTCCAAGTCAGTTCTTTGCCTTGGTTCATCTGGTCGGCAATGATCTTGTCTTTCACGAATAATTCACCCTGCTTCTTCATTGTTCTTCCTCATGAATGCTGCCTGTGCTTTTTTAATTCTTTTTTCGCGGTCGTGGAACTCTGCCCCCAACGCGCTGTATCCGCACTTATCTATCCATGAGTCATCGTGGTCGGTATCGTTAAGCAGCCGTGCTGTCTTGACCCAATCCATCATCAGCGCAACATGCTGTGGCGTGATGTATCCTGTCGTGACGAACGCTTCTTTGACGATGATGTTCCAACCATCCGCAATACGCGTAAAGTTATCGTATGCATCACCATAGTTCTTGGCCCTTGGACCGTTGATGTAGTTTTCTGCCGTCGATAAAATCTCGTCTCTTTTCATATGTCGTACCTGTATGTTTTATCCGTCTCAATTAAATAGAGGTTCTTCTTTGCGCGTGTGACCGCAACATAGAACACCCTATGCTCGTCCTCGGGATGCTTTCCATCTACGCAGTTCTTCGTTGATCCCAAGTATACTGCCACGTTATCATCTTCCCCACCCTTCATTGCGTGAATGGTTGAGAGTTTGATGCGCGGCTCTTCGTAGATGTTTTCTCCACGCCGCTCCAACGAGCGAACGTAAACCTTCTCATGCTCCGACATCTTTACGATATCCATCGGATGCGTTTCGATTGGCGCGATCAGACCGTAGTGTTTGGCTAGCGTATCGTATGATAGTAGTTCCTCTGGATCCGCAGCATCCAAAAGTTTGGACGCGCCCCGCTTGACCACGGCCCCCGCTCCTGCCTTGGGTACGTTCTCATAGAACTTCTGTATCCTACCCAGACCCAAGCTCTTACCTTCTTGCAACTCGGTCCATGTAGCCATGGCCTCGGTCTTCTTCCGACTGATCGATGGGTTGCCCCGCCGACTGTAGAAATAACCGTGGTCCTCTAACCACTCGGCAATGTCCCCAACGTAGCCATTGATCCGCGCCATGATGGTCCATGACCCATGCTCCAGTGGCATGTGAGACATAGACCCCACTGTCGTGACGCTCCCCTCTTCCTCGCGCGGGAAGAACTCTTTCTCAAGACGGTCAGGTATCCGCTTGGAGATACGCATAGCGAGGCTCCAGACGCTCCGTGGTAAGCGGTAGGACTGGTTGAGTACCTCTATCTCATCTGCGCTTTCCTTGAACCTCTCGATGTCCACAGAGGTCCAACGGTGGATAGCCTGATCATCATCCCCCGCAATCAAAACTTGTTCAGCATTCTTTGCCATCTTCTCAACCATCGTCCACTGGAGAGGCGTCAAGTCTTGCGCTTCGTCAACAATCAACAGGTCGAGGTGCGGCGGCTCAACGATCTCCACATACTTGGCGATCATGTCCGCGAAATCATACTTGTGTGTTTTTGATTTATACTCTTCTAGCTGTGCTTTGACTTGTACAAGTTTCGAGTAGTCTAGTGTGTAGTCTTCTTCGTAGTTGTATTCGTATTCCAAATCCTTCTCTCGGTAGGTGGACTTCATCACCAACTGGAGATACTTGGACCCCGATCCATGGACCGCAGGGATAGGAACACCGTCATCCACCGATGTCGAATCCGCATTCTGAAATAATAGGCCCAAAATTTCCCCGAGTTTTTTGT